CGCCAATGGCGGCGGGGGTATAATCGCAACGGGACTGCCTGCGCAGTGCGTCGATGGCTTTTGCCGGCCCGTTAACTCGAACTCCGGGTGGCAGGTGCTCATGGTCGGGGGTAACTGGAACAATGGCTCGAATGCCGGGCTCTTTTACTTCAATGCCAACAACTCCTCGTCGAACTCGAACGGCAACATCGGCGCGCGGCTACTTGTTTTTCCGATGTCATCATTGCGCAGGCTTTTCCGCACCGCTTGGTGAAAATATTGCCGGGAGGACAGGGTTTAGTAGGCCTCGGCTCGAAAGACCTTGCAGGCAAACAAGGAGCATCGGAAAATGCCCAAGAGAATTGGATTCCTCTATGAGAAGATGGAGGACAAAGGCTTTATTCGCCGCGTCATCCTGGAGGCCTCGCGCGGGAAGCGCAAGCGCCGGGAGGTGCGCCGGGTGCTCAAAAACCTGGATGAATATGTGGACAAGACCTATGAGATGATCGTGTCCGAGAGCTTTGTCCCCACCCCGCCGAAAGAGCGGGAAATCTACGACGACAGCAGCCAGAAGCGGCGTATCATCAAGGTCGTCCCTTTCTGGCCGGACAGCGTGATGCACTGGCTCCTGGTGACCGTCATGAAGCCCGTGCTGATGCGAGGTATGTATCACTGGTCCTGTGCCTCCATCCCCGGGCGGGGCGGGAAGCGCGTCCAGAAGCATATCCGCCGCACCCTGCGGGACGACCCGGAGGGTACGAAGTACGCCGCCGAGCTGGACGTCAAACACTATTACCCCAGCATTCCGATCAAGCGCCTTATCTGGGCGCTGGCCCGGAAGATCAAGGACAAGCGGCTCCTGCGGACGGTCTACGCCGTACTCCAATCCTGCGGCGGCGGCCTGGCTATCGGGTACTACATCTGCCAATGGCTGGCGAACTACTACCTGGAGGAGCTGGACCACTACATCATGACCCTGCCCGGGGTCAAGTACATGGACCGCTACATGGACAACATCACCCTGCGCGGCCCAAACAAAAAGCAGCTGCATAAGGCCCGGAAGTCGATCGAGGCCTTTATGCAGCGGCGGCTCGGCCTGCGCATGAAGGAGAACTGGCAGATCTATCGGACGACTTTTACCGCTGCCGTTGCCAAGAGGCACAGCCTCATGGATGCACGGAAGCAGCGGCTCCGCCGTCCGCGCATGGTTTCCGCTGTGGGCTACCGCTTTTCCCACACCCACATCATTCTGCGCAAACGGAATTTCCTGCGCTTCGCCCGCCAATGCCGCCGGGTGAAGAAACGCATAGACGCGCAAAAGCCCATCTCGTTCAGGCAGGCCTCCGGGCTTTTGAGCCGGATCGGGCAGCTGCGGCATTGTGACAGCCACAACATCAGGGTCAAATACGTCGACCCCATCGGGGTCAAAAATCTGAAGGAGGTCGTGCGACATGAGAGTAAGGGGCGACGTGCAGCCCAGCAACGCCTTTACAGTGGAGGAGCAGCCTAAAAAGCCGGGATATGTCCTGGTGCGCTTCTTCGAGAATGCACAGGAATTCACGGAAACACAGGGAGACCTCACCATCAGCGGATGGGAGTATGACGAGTACCACTTGGAGCTGAAGGATACCGGCGGATTGTCCGAAGACATCCTCAACAGCTTTGAGGGGTATCTGGCCCAGGCGAAGCTGCTTGAAGCGGAGACGGATACCGTTCCGAAGCTTAAAGAGAAGGTGGCCTCCCTGGAGGAGGAGCGCGACAGCCTGCTCGAAATGGTAAGCAGCCTCGAAGCGCAGGTCACGGATGCACAGCTTGCGCTGTGCGATGTTTATGAGCTCGCCTTGGGAGGTGGCGTGTAATGGAAAAAATTTATGCGGAGCTGATCCGCAAGGGACTGAAAACGCTGGAGGACGTTCCGGAGCGACTGCGTGATGCGGTGGCTGCGCTCCTCAACGGAGAAGAGAATGGAGCTGAGGGCTTATGACAAGCCTTCGGCTCCTTCTTTTATACCTACTTTTCGGAAGGGAGGTGAATGTCATGGCGGTAGTCTATGCCACCCTGATCGTCAAGGGCCTCAAGACCCTTGACCAGGTTCCCGGCCTCATCAAGACTCAGGTCGAGGAGATCCTCGTCGCCCTGGAGGTTGAGGTGTAAGCAATGCCCAAACCGACGGCCCCCTTCTTGGGGGCCGTCAAATCTTCAGGAGGAAACGATGCAGGAGATTACTATCAGCTTCGGGGGTGCTGTCGTTGCCTTTATCGCTGCGATGGGCGTTCCGAGTGCCATCATGGGTCTGATTGTCTGGCGGCTGAAAAGTCGCATCGAAGGCAAGGAAAAGGACCAGGAGGAAAGGAACAGCGATCAGCAGGAGCTGATACTGCTCCTCATTCAAAGCACCAGGGCCTCGATTGCTCTTGGTGAGGCGACGGCAAGGGCTGTGCAGCGAATTCCGGACGCACACTGCAACGGTGATATGCACAGCGCCATCGAATATGCCACCGGCGTAAAGCATAAGCAAAAGGAATTTTTGGACAAGTTGGGCGTAAAAGCCCTTCTTGACGAGTGAGAGGAGATACTATGGAAATTGCGACTATTATTTCCATCATCGGCGTCCTCGTGGCGCTGACGAATATTATCGTAGAGGTTGCGAAAAAGGCAACCTGGGATAAGCTGCCGACCAATATCCTGGCGCTTCTGGTGGCCATCGCCTTGACGCTGGCCTCCGGATTCGCCTACTGCCAAATCAAGGCGGTTCCTATCACCTGGTACATCATTGTGGCCTTTGTTGTGGTGGGCTTCATGGTTTCGTACGCAGCGATGTTCGGATTCGACAAACTGAAAGAGACCATGGGATGGGGTGATTCGGATGAATGAACAAAAAAATCCTGCACTCAACTTCCGGTACTACAACAAGGAGATTGATGACGACCTGCCCTACACCGGCGTGTTGAATGTTGACCCGGAGACCGGCCACATCTACGACGAGGACGGCGATGTCGTGGACGAGGACACCCTGGGCACCTTCTGCGCCGGGGATGGGAAGGGGGATGGTGAAGATGAGTAACAGCGCCCTGGTCAGCTACACCAAGCTGAGCCCGAACCACTCGGGCAAGCGCACCCATGTGATCGACACCATCTCCGTCCACTGCATGGCCGGCAACCTGTCGGTTGAGACCTGCGGCGCCCTGTTCGCCAAGAGCAGCAGGGAGGCGTCCAGCAACTACGGCATCGGCAGCGATGGCCGCATCGCCCTCTATGTCGATGAGGCCAACCGGAGCTGGTGTACCTCCTCTCGGTCGAACGACCAGAGAGCTATCACCATCGAGGTGGCCAACACCGTGGCGGCCGACCCGTGGCCTATCAGCGATGCCGCCTACAATGCCCTCATCGACCTGCTGGTGGACATCTGCCAGCGCAACGGCATCAAGAAGCTGCTCTGGGAGGGCAACAAGAACCTGATCGGCCAGGTGGACCGGCAGAATATGTCCGTACACCGGTGGTTTGCCGCCAAGGCCTGCCCCGGCGACTGGCTGTACGAGCACCACGGGCAGATTGCCGAAGAGGTCAACGCCCGCCTGGAGGAAAAAGACGAAGAGGAGGATGAAGAAGGTATGGTTCGCTACCAGAAGCTCAAAGACATTCCCGACGATTGCAAGTTCAGAAGCATCGTCGATGACCTGATGACGGCCGGCATCATCGCCGGCGACGGCTCCGACAAGCACGGGAACGACGATGTGATTGACCTGTCCCACGACATGGTGCGGATGCTGGTTTTCAACTACCGCGCCGGTGTCTATGACACCGCCATCGAAGCTGCCGGCATCGAGCCTCAGAGGTACTGATGAGCAAGAAAAAGCGCCAGCTCCTGCTGATGGTCGCGCTGTCTGTGGTCGGGGTCCTGGTACTGAGTGCCAGCGTCCTCTACATTCTCCGGCACTTCGGCCTGGAGGCTGTTCTCATCCTGGTCGTCTCCGGCACGGGCGCCGGGTGGGGATGGGTGATCCGTTGGCTCTGGAAGTCCAAGAGAATCACAGTGTCCCACATCCTGGTCATCTGGATGGTGTGGACCGGCACGATCCTCGGCGGTGCCTCCTACTACCTGGCCCATCGCGGCAGCTCGGCCGACCTCGAAACCCTGTCCAGATATGTCATGGTCGAGGTCGTTGCCGGAGTTGGAGGCTACTTCGTCAAATCCGGCGTCGAAAATGTTGCCCGGAAAATCTCCAGCTCGACCACGGGCAGCACGAAAAGAGACTTATGACAAGACCCCCTCCTGGGCCGTTTCAAGCGGTCCCGGGAGGGGGTCTTTTTTCGTTTTCTGGGAAAAGCGCCAGAGCGCCCAGGAGAGCGTTTTTACCCCGAGGCGGGCGTCTACACTCCCTTGCCATCTTCCTGCCGTTGCAACTCATTTACGGGGCCGTACGGGGCGTTTCCAAGCGCCTCCGCGATGTCCACCGCCACGACTGCCACCAGCTGGTCGCGCTCGGCGCCCATGTTCAGCATGGAACCGATCCGGTAATAAGCGCGGATATCCTCGTCGGTGCCGTGGATTCTGGTGGTGATAGTGTTCCCGTCGGCCAGATGGACGACCACGACCTTCTCGGTGCATTGTTCCAGATGGGCGCAGAATTCCTCGTAGCCCATTTCACCTCGGGCTCTCATGGCGGTGCTGACGGCCTGGAGCTCGGCGGGGGTCCAATCTCTACTCACCGTCCGCCACCACCCATCCCGCTTCCAGCAGGTCGTCGAATCCGTTGCAGACATCTTCCAGCAGGAGCCGGCCTTCCTGGTCAACGATGACGCTGGCAGCCTCGTCGCCGTATTCGTCGTGCCCCAGCAGGAAGCAGTGAGCTCGGTAGGTCTTCGGTTTTCCGTTTACGTCCGGGGTGAGAGCATACCAGCCATCATCAATGACGTGCCAAGTGCCGTAGTGACCCTCGACCCGGATGAGTTCACTGTCTCTGGTAATCATAAGCATACCTCCTATTCGGTTTTCAAGGTCATGTATGTAAAAGGGGCGG